TAGTCGGTGGCGCAAGGGGTAACGCTTTAATCAAGAGTTCGAATGTCAGAATGGTTGATGACCATGGCTGTGAAAATGCAGTAGAGGGATAATATCCGTCCTGGCACCTCGTTGCATGGTTCGATTCCATGCCTGACTATAAGTAGTGTGGTAGCTCCAGAGGTAGCGTAAACAAATGTCGTTGGTTCAATCCCAACTCACACTATATTGATAGAACGCATTCATAGAATGCCACTGGCTGATAGATATTAATCTATCGGCTTTTTATTTTGGAGGATAACAATATGAATTTAGAAGAATCAGGATTTGTATTCAAAGCAAAATGTGCTGTTACTGATTATATTAATAGACAGCTAGATGATCATGCTGATTACATTTATCCCGAAGATGTAAAGATTGTCTGGCAAGTTAAAGCATTGCAAAACTTTAAAGCAACTTTAATTGATGGAACACCTAATGGATTATATTATGAAGCCACATGGAATGGTGATAAGAAACAAATGTATTTAGATATTTATAAAAAGATTGAGAATATATTTTATGAAAAATAATCTGAATAAGATATTTCTATTTACTCTCTCTATTATATTTGTGGTTGCTAAGATATTCGGACTCGTTACTATCTCGTGGTGGTGGATAGCATTACTTATTCTAATCAGTGTGAGTGACTATGACTAAGCCAAAGAAGTTAGTAGTTATCAATGGAAGACGCCAGCTAGTTCCTGCTGATTACCACCCTCGTTCTGATTCGGACAAGCAATATAATAAGAAGCGCAACCGTGATAACAAAGAGTACGTGACATTTTATAAGCATGCTGCATGGCTACACACTCGTGAGAACGTGCTTAATCGTGACCTGTCTACCTGTGTAAGGTGCGGACTAGAAGCAACATTGGTTGATCATATCATTCCATCAGAAGACGATTGGGAAGACAGACTCAACATAGATAACTTAGAGTCATTGTGCCAACGTTGTCACAACTTAAAGACTAAACGAGAGTGGTTAAAGAAACATAAGGGAGTGAGACGTACTATGAATATCCATATAGTGATAGGCTATCCGGCAAGTGGTAAGTCTACATTCGTTGCCAGACATATGACTGACAATGATTTGATATATGATTATGACTTACTTACATCATCATTAGATGGTTCAATGCTTAACGTTCTTAGAACTAATGATGTTCAAGCTAACAATGAGTTGGTTCATAAACATAACATTGATGTTAATGATTACGTTCAATCGTTCTATGAGTTAATACTTCGTAAGTTAAAGTCAGAACAAACATTCAACAATGTTTGGTTGATCATGACTAAACCAGATGAGAGACTACTCACATTGTTTGCTACTTACAATATAGATTGGTTGATGTTAGATACAACTAAGGATGAATGCATCAAGAGACTTACTAAGCAACACAGAGATACAACTAATACATACAAACTAATGAATGATGTTGATAGATTGATTGATGAATTAGATTTGAATGTTAAAACAATTAAAACAAAACAAAATTAAATAAGATTAAATTCATTTCAATTATTATTATTGATTCGAATTTATCTTATTTTTTTATTTATTTTTATTGTTGTTTGCGCACACAAATATAGCTGACTGGGCTGTGTAAATTTGGAGAGTAGGCTTGTGAAAATCACAGACATACCCCCTCAAAGTCAACGGGGACGTACATTTGGGCTAACGCTTGAACGCACGTCCTCTTTTTTGCACCGCTAATTCTATTTATTATTTTTTTCGAATGGCACTTAATTCAATAAAAAAAGGAGGTTTTGAAACAATGCCAAAGAAACAAAAATTATTATCTGAGTCTCGTGGAAACCTGACAGTTATTCAACAAGAAGCTAAGTATAAAGCGGAGTTTCTAGCTGCTGATGGTTTGCCAAAATTGCAGAAGACACCTCCTAATCATTTGGATAGTGTCGCTAAAAATGAATATAAAAGGATCGTAGAATCAGTTGGAAAGTTACCACTTAGAAACCTCGATAGAGCCGAATTAGAAAACTACTGTACGTGGTATTCAATCTATAAGCAAACATCACTAGACCTCGCTCAAGCTCAAAAAATGGGAGTTAGGGATAAGCTAGTAACACGCTTGGATAAAGCTACTAAGAATATAAAGGGTTTAGCTAGTGACTTAGGATTGAATGTAAATTCTAGAATGCAGATGTACACACCAAAAACAGAAGAAGACCATAAGAAGTCTATTAAGGAGATGTATGGATAATGTTTGATGATCCAATGCCTAACTTCATTAATAGAGTCTTAGATGGTTCACTTATCACTTCAAAGAGTGTCTTAAGCGCAGTAAAACGACATGAAAAAGACCTACAACGGTCTGATTGGCGTTGGGTATACGACCCAGAATTGGCTGGTAAAGCCGTATCATTTATGGAAATGTTGCCAGAGCCTAAGACTGGTAAACCACAACCGCTTGCACCGTTTCAAAAGTTTATTATCGGCTCTATTTATGGTTGGGTCGATAAGGATGATAAATCAATTAGAAGATTTACGGATGCCTTTATTTCAATGGCTCGTAAAAACGGTAAATCACTTTTAATTTCTGGGATTGTCTTGTTTGAATTCTTGTTTGGTAAGAACCCTAAATTTAAACGTCAATTATATACTGCTGCTAATGATAGAAAACAAGCTAGTATCGTTTTTGGAATGGTTAAGGATAGATTAAGAGCTTTATGCAGGCAAGACGAAGAAATTAGACGAATGACTAAAATAACAAGAGATGAAATTATTAATAAAGATGATGGCTCAATTATTAGAGCTTTCTCACGTGACGCAGGATTAGTAAATGGTTATGAACCGCATGTTGCTGTTGTTGATGAGTACGCTGATGCCAAGAGCACTGACATGCTTGAAACACTTGCTTCTGGTCAATTATTACTTCCAAGTTATTTGACATTTATTATTTCCACAGCTGGATTTGATATGAATGTTCCAATGTTTACTCAAAATTATCCTTACGCTAAGAATGTTTTGTCAGGCGAAGTTAAAGCTGATAGATACTTTGCTTTTATAGCCGAACAAGATGATATAAGCGAGATTGATAAGCCTGAAACATGGATTAAATCCAATCCATTATTGGATGTGGATTCGCTAAAGGGTCAAATTACTGATTACTTATCAGGAAAATTAACTCAAGCACGATCAGACGGAACTCTAAATAGTAAGTTAATCAAAAACTTCAATATGTGGCGTCAGGCAACCGAAGATTCATATATGGATGTAGAGACTTGGGAGAAAACTACTGTTGAAGAAAAACCAGACATTCATGGCAAGACAGCATGGATAGGTGTGGATGTTGGTAAAAGTAGTGACTTGTTCGCAATCAGTTGGTTAATTCCAGATGAAGGAAAGTGGTTTGCTGATTCGTACGCGTTTGTAGGTACTAAATATGGATTAGACGCCAAAATAAAATCTGATCGTATGAATTACCGTGAGCTGGAACGATTGGGACAATGTGAAATTACTAAATTAGATTCCGGAATAATTGATAACGAAAGAGTATTTGATTGGTTGGAGTCATTTATTGAAGGAAACAGTTTAGATGTACGTGGAATAATGTATGACCCTTATCAATCAGGACAGCTGGTTGCGCTGCTTGAAAAGAGTCATCCAGAATGGCCGTTGGTTTCTGTGAGACAAGGAACAGTTACTTTAAATGCTCCAACAAAGGAATTTAGAGACGGCGTTATTAATGGAGATATCGTTCATTCCGACAGTGTGATTCTTAAAACGGCTGTTAACAATGCGGTTTTAATGACTGATAACAACGGTGTTCGTATCAATAAAAACAAATATTCTAATAAAATTGATGCCTTAGATGCTTTATTAGATGCTTATGCGATTTGTTTTACAGAGAACATAGACGATTATTTGACTGATGATTATATTATGTCGGATGATTTTGGATTTATTTAAGGAGGTCAATATGAAACAGATTTTAAAATGGATAGCTTTAAACTTGCCACAGTTCATATTGATCTGTGGTTTTTGTTTGCTCTCACTAGGATTCTTTCTATTTAGTATTCCAATTGGTTTTATTGCAAGT